CACGGCGTCCTGTTCCCCATGGGCAACAACGGCAAGTATGCCAAGGGTGTGCCCTGGAACGGTCTGTCTGCTGTCAACGAGACCCCCTCCGGCGGCGAGCCCAACGCCGTCTGGGCCGACAACATCAAGTACCTCAACCTGATGTCCGCCGAGGACTTCGGCGCCACCGTGGAGGCCTACACCTATCCCCCCGAGTTCGAGGAGTGCGACGGCTCCGCCGAGGTCGCCCCTGGTGTGACCATCGGCCAGCAGATCCGCAAGATGTTCGGCCTGTCTTACCGCACCCTGATTGGCAACGACGTGGTCGGCCAGAACTACGGCTATAAGCTCCATCTGGTCTATGGAGCTCAGGCGTCTCCCTCCGAGAAGAACCGCCAGACCGTCAACGACAGCCCTGAGGCCACCGCTATGAGCTGGTCTCTGACCACCACCCCCGTGGACGTCCCCGGCTACAAGGCCACCGCCCACATGACCATCGACTCCACCAAGACCGACAAGGCCAAGCTGGCCGCTTTCGAGGACATCATCTATGGCAAGGATGCCGATGGCGATAACGCCGCCATCGAGTCCCGGCTGCCGATGCCCGAGGAGGTCATCGCGTTCTTCAAGGAAGTCCCGCCCGCCGGCTGATTTCCTGCGTAATATCCCTGTACCCTGCGAAGCGGGGCTCTCTTCACCGAGGGCTCCGCTTTCTTTAATTTTTGAAAGGAGAATCTCCCAATGCTGAAAAAGACCTTTAAGTTTGTCGACTACAACGGCAATCCCCGCACCGAGGATCACTACTTCAATCTGACCCAGGCCGAGGTGACCGAGCTGGAGCTCTCTGTGGACGGCGGCCTCACCGCGATGATTAACCGTGTCGTCCAGGCGCAGAACGGCCGGCAGATCATCGACACGATGAAGGACATCATCCTCAAGTCCTACGGCGTGAAGTCCCCCGATGGCCGCCGGTTCATCAAGAACCAGGAGGTCCGCGACGCCTTTGTTCAGACGGAGGCGTACAGCCAGTTGTTTATGGAGCTGGCCACCAACGCCCAGGCCGCCAGCGATTTCGTCGCCGGCATCATCCCGGCCAAGACGGATGAGGAGCCCAGTGCTGAGACTCCTGCCCTCCCCGACAGTTCTGACACGCTGTCTCCGGCCTGACCCCTATTAAAGGAGACCGGAAATGCTGGAAATCACGATTCCTGAAACCGAGCTGTTTGACGGCGTCGAAAATTTCATCCATGTAAAAGAGCAGACGCTTCGATTGGAGCATTCGCTGGTCTCACTTTCAAAATGGGAGTCGAAATGGCACAAGCCGTTTTTGTCAAAGAAGAGGAGAACGATGGAGGAGTCCATTGACTACGTCCGGTGCATGACCTTGACACAGAATGTGGACTCCTCTGTTTATAAGGCAATCACCCCGGCTATTTTGCGGGAGGTAGAAGCCTATATCGATGCTTCCATGACGGCCACCACTTTTCACAACATGAAGAAGAGTACGGCCAGTGAACCGAAAGTAACTTCCGAAATCATCTACTACTGGATGATCTGCCACGGTATCCCATTTGAGTGCCAGAAATGGCATTTGAACCGGCTGCTCACGCTTATCAAC